GCCCGATCTCTCCTGTTCAAAGGATGTACAGGTGCTCGGCAACATCTATGAGAACCCACATCTCTTGCAGAAGGAGAGCGCATAATGCTTGCATTTTTCAAAAACTACTTTGCTGATTTACGAGACGGACTCAAGGCGTTGTTTCTACGAATAGGTTGGCAAGGGGTAGTTCTTGCCCTCTTTTTCGCGTTCTTTATGGCGGTTATACTTCCCTCATGTGTAGTGCATTTGAGATAGAGTAATTGCCCTAACACGCGCATATTTCACGTTCTTTTGAAAAACTAGTGCTTTTGCCCGCCGAGGCGTAGGCCACTTACAACCATCACAGAGTGATGTGTGGAGGTGGCTTACTTTATGCCCGATGATATCACCCCCGAACAGGTGACAGAGCAGCAACAGCACGACGCACCAGAGCAGCACGACGAGCAGCCTGTAGAACGTGCCGACGCCGCGCCCCTTGCACCTGCAAGCCTCACCATGTACGCACCCATTACCCGCGTCGATAAAGACGAGTGGGTCATCGAGGGACAGGCGACCAGCGAAGCCGTTGACAGCTACGGCACCATCTTTGAATACGAGTCCAGCAAAAAAGCCTTTCAACGCTGGATGCAACGCGGCAATATCCGCGAGCAGCACGACCCCAAGAAAGCCGTAGGCAAAGCCCTCGCCGTCGAGTTTGACGACGCGAACCGCGCCATCTTTGTCCGTGCCCGCATCAGTAAAGGCGCACGCGATACGTGGGAGAAAATCCTTGACGGGACGCTTTCAGGCTTTTCTATCGGTGTTCCTTCCGCTACTGCCAAGACGCGCTACATTGATCGCGCAGGCAAATCCGTCCCCTGTTACTACGACCACGAACTTGCGGAACTCTCCGTCGTCGATGCCCCCGGCTCACCTCTGTGCGATATCGCCATTGCACGTGCCGATGGGTTCATTACCGACGTGGTAGAGGACATCGTAGAAGAGACACAAGAAACACCTATTACTTCACCAGAACCTGACGAGCAGGTTGAGCGCGCAGGCAAGACCATCAGTGCCGCAACCAGCGACAAGCTCCATACGAGCATCGCGCACACACTCCACGCGGCGGTCTCCCAGATGCAGACGTGTAATTGCGACAACTGCATGAAAGCGCAGAAGCTCCTTGACCCCGATGGAGATGGCGATATCGACATTGGCAGCTTTGACGATCCCGATCAGGACGCCGACAGTCTGTACAACGGGCGCGACGGCGACATGGACCGCGCACTTGCTGCCAGTATCGAACGCATCCTCAATGAAAAACTGACTCCGGTGTACCAGAGACTGCAAAGCATTGCAGGCACGCTAGCACGCAGCAATGCACAGCCTCTTACTATAGATACCGTTGACTCATCCATTACCCGCGCCCTACAGACATTGGAAGCCCGACTCGCATCCCTACCAACGCAAACAAGCCTTGACGAAGTACGCTCCTCATTGGAGGAGGTAAGAGGTCAGGTTGTACGCATTGCAGAGACGCCCGTTCCCGGTGCTCCTGTCCAGTATGCCAGCGCGACACAGCGTCCTCAACCCGTTGAAAAACGACTACCTACCGACCCGTATCAAGCCCCACAACGCTCCGGCTCATCCGTCTATGACGCCATTGCTCAACTCAGCGCACAGGGAATGCTTGATACACCTGATAAACAAGCAGAAGCATTGACAGCTGGCCTCCTCGCACAGCGTCAAGGGAGATAACATTACATGGCAGTATCACAGGCTGACATCAAAGAGCAGTTGCCCTACGGTGCCCAAATCGCATCAGGCAACACTGGCAAAGAGGTAGCAGGCGTCATTGACGAAACCCTGCACACAGAAAGCGATGTCCTTGCACACCAAGCACGCACCATCGCCCGTGCCAAAGGACTGAACCGCTACGAAGACCCTGCGAACTTCTCACCCGAATTTCTCCAGAACGTTCGCAAATTGAACATGCCACGCGCAGACGTGACCCGTTCCCTCTCAGAAGACACCATTAACAGCTTACTCGGTGGCGATATCAACCGTGACCAGACCTACAACGGCAACAATGCCAACTGGACGGGCTACTACCTAGAGCCACTCGCAAAGTTCGTTGTACCGTTTGATACCCCATTCCGCAACATGCTCCCACGCACGAAGGGCGTCGGCATTGATGCAATCAACTGGCGTGCCATTGTAGACGTGTTCGGTGGGAATGGCCCTGCAATCTCAAACTTCATCTTGGCACAGCAGAGCAGCCCACAAAAAGCACAGTACACCTGGGCCAATAAGAGCAACTTGCTCCGTCAGCTTGCATTTCAGGACATCGTGACCTTTGAAAGCGAACTCTTCGGACAGATGTTCGAGCCTGATGTACGCGCCAAAGTTGCTGCGAAACTTGCGCCTTCCCTCATGGTTGGTCAAGAGATGTGGTACTTGAATGCCGCACAGCAGCTATGGAGTCCTGCCCCTGCAAATGGCGTAAGCACTGCCACATCAGGTGGAACCGTGACGGCTGCTACCTACTGGATTATCGTTACCGCCGTCAACGCACAAGGCGAGTCGCTTGCATGGAGCTATGCACCCTCGACGGTTGCTGCACCACAGGCCGCGTCAATCACCACGACAGGCTCAACAAGCACCATTAGCTTCAACATCAACCGTGTTCCAGGCGCAACAAGCTACAATGTCTACATGGGTACAGGTTCTACACAACCCGCCAATAGTGCCATGTGGAAGCAGAGCGCAACCACACAGTTCGGGAATGCAAATAGCCTCAACGATCCAGGCGGCTACAGTGCAGGATACTTCACTGTCACCTGCTCGGCACCAATTGCGACAAGTGGTACAGCCTATAGTTCGATCATCTCAAGCAATGCCCCTGCTACTATCCCGTATCAGGTTGCACCCGGTTCCTCACCATCAAACTACATCCTGACCTTCGACGGCATCCAGAGTTTGATTTACAACAATGCAGCGTACAACGGTGCAAGCATCAACACGGCTGGTACAGGTGGCGAGTCTGCTATCCTTCGTCGCGTTGCTGATGCTGGTGGCGCACTTGCCAAGAGCGACATCGACAACTGGTTAGAGGCTATGTACTTGAATGGTCGTGCCAATCCAGAGGCGTTACTCGTTGGTATCAAGGACCACAAAGCCTTGACCAACATCGTAATGAACGCCACAAACTACCGCGTGACCTCACAAAACGGTTCTGGACTCTCCGACCTCTTCGGTGGTGGACGCGCAACCAAATGGATTAACCAGACCACAGGCCGCGTCATGGACATTATCATGTGTCCGTACCTGACACAAGGCTCCATCCTCGCCGTCTCCCTGACATTGCCGTTCTCGGTTGCTGAAATCGACAAGGCACCGTTACGCATCGAGTACAACCGTGATATGTGGGCAGTGGAATATGCGCCTGACCAATCACATATGACGCAGTATAGCTACGCCGCGTACACGTCAGAGACGATGGTCTCCCAGTACCTCGCAGGACAGGGAATTTTGACTGGCATCGTCACCGCGTAAAAGCCGTTTCATAGCGTTCTAAGCGGGTACGTCTCAGTACCCGCTTCGGACACAAGGAGAATATCCATGTCTTATACAGACGGCGCATTGCAGCAGGACGTGAACGGCGCTCGTGCAATCGGCGCCTATTCGCCTGGACTCGGCACTGTTTCAGCGCAAGCTGGCGCGGTTTCTAACGACGGTTCGGGCAACTATGCCCCGCTCGTTACACAGTCCCGTATCAGTGACGCCAACGGCAACGCCTTTGGTTCCGTCAGCAATCCTATTGCCACGAATCAACTTGTAGGTACACCCGTTGTTGCCTCAACCACGCTTCCAGCCGCCACAGGTGGCACTGCTACCCTTGCGGCGGCGGCGGGTAAAACAACCTACATCAATGGCTTCTATGTCTCGATTGCTCATACTGCATCAGGCACAGTGGCAGGACAGGTCACGGTCACGGGTATTGGCACAACGCTGAACTTTCTCATTGCCGTGTCTGCTACCTATCCAGGCTTAGTGGAAGTCAACTTCCCCGATCCTATCCCAGCATCAGCAGTCAATACCGCTATTGTCGTGACTGCCCCGACACTGACTGGTGCAGGTATCGGCTCAGTAACGGCGTTCGGATACCAGCTATAATTTTGTCGAGATGAGCAAGTACAAGACTTGCTCATCTCTTGAAGGATAAAGACAGATGAGCGACTTTGGGACATTACCAACATCAAGCACACAGATAGGTGGAACGAATGTTCCTGTTGCCAATGCCTTTGTCCCTGGCACGGCTGGCGGCAACATGACCGCGCCCGAAGGCTTGGCAGTCAATACCGATGCCAACGGATACAAGTCAACGGCTTTGCGTACTGGCTCCAAAGATGGTGATATCGTCACACTTGGAAACAGCACAGACGCCAATACAGCGAACACCGTGATGGGACGGCTCACCAAACTACGTGATATTTTGCTTGGCCTCATCGGGCAACAGGTCAAAGCAGCCAGTCTCTCCGTCACCGTTGCAAGCGACCAAACCGCTATTCCCGTGAGCGGCACGTTCTATCAAGCCACACAACCCGTAAGCGGCTCGGTCTCCGTGTCCTCACTCCCTGCTCTCCCAACAGGCGCAAACACTATCGGGGCAATCAGCAACACCGCATTTACCGCAACACAAGCCACAGGCACAAACTTACACACGGTCATAGATAGCGCATCCAATGTTGCTGTTACGTCGCTCCCAAGCATCCCGGCTGGTACAAACGCTATTGGTTCTATCACGAACACTGCCTTTACTGCCAACGCAGGCACGAACCTCAATACCTCGTCTCTCGCCTTAGAGAGTGGCGGTAATCTCGCTACGATCAAGAACCTGCATAGCGATACGTTTAGCAGTGCAACGACGCTGAGTGCAGCGACGACGTTTACAGGCACTCCCACCATTTCGCAATTACTCGCAAATTCCTACGTGATGCTTGCCAATAATGGCAATATGGCAACGTTCGTCGCGGAGATTAGTACATCTGCTTTTAACGGCACGATTAGCTTTTATGGCTTAGACCCTGACGGTAGCAGTCTTCAACTCATTAACGCCCACATGCGAAACAGCACCACGACAGCCAACAATACCGCGCTCAACGTGAGCAGCACAACGCTCCAGACCTTGCTCGGTAGCATTTCAACCTCCAAGTCCATCTATGCG